TGGACTCATGCTTTGCAAGATCCATAAGGGCCAATTACAGGCGATGGCTGAGTACTACGCCTCCCAAGCTCAAAACCAGATGGACTCAGTGGACAACCACTTCATGCGAAATAATGACCCAAGAATGCCGTTGTTTTCTGACCGCAAGTCGACAACAACACGCGGAGCTGGGTTTGGTTCTGGTTCTAAATAAACATAGGAGTCTTTCATGGCTTATCCAACGGTCTCGGCCCCCTACGGCCTACAACCGATCAACCTGATCGGTGGGCAGGTGTTTGCAGGTTCTACCCGCAGCATCCCTATCGCCAGCGCTTACGGCACATCCATCTATTACGGTGACATTGTGAAGTTTGCAACTGGTAATATCGTTCGTACAGCGCTGACATATACGTCTGCCACCTATGATGCCGGTACTGTCGGCGTCTTTTTGGGTTGCTCGTATACCAGCCCCACGACCGGTCAGAAACTGTTCTCACAGTACTGGCCTTCTGGCACCGTAGCTTCTGATGCAGTTGCTATCGTTGCTGATGATCCTGACACCTTGTTCAAGGTCGTTGCTGTTAATAACAGCGGCTCTAACGTCAGCACTACCATTGCCGCCTTCGGTCAGCAATTGGTTGGTTCTAACGCTTTTGTCGTAACTGGCAACACTGCGAACACAACCGCAGGTAACTCCGCAATTGCTATTTGCTTGGATACAAGCAATGCTCGTATTGCTACAACTACTCCTTTCCGTATCGTTGGTTTGGTGCCTGACACAGGTATCACTACAACTGCTACTTTGGGAGCCACTGCAACTAGCGCCAGCCAAACACTGTCTGCTGCCAACTCTGACATTAAAGTCGGTATGGCAATCAGCGGTACAGGCGTGACCGCAGGTACTTTTGTGACTGCAATCTCTGGTACGTCTTTGACCGCCAGCGCTTCTATCACTGGTACATCAGGGAACACTTTGACATTCGTTGGTTCGCCAGAAGTCATTGTGAAATTCAACTTTGGCTACCACAGCTACTACGCTGCGGCTGGTGTTTAAGGAGTAACTTAAAATGGCTATTTCACGCGCACAACTACTTAAAGAACTCCTGCCCGGCTTGAACGCCTTGTTTGGTTTGGAATACGCTCGCTACGGCGAAGAGCACAAAGAAATCTACGAAACAGAGAAATCTGAGCGTAGCTTTGAAGAAGAGACAAAACTGTCTGGCTTCTCTGCTGCTCCCGTCAAGAACGAGGGTTCTGCCATTGCTTATGACAATGCGCAGGAAGCTTTCACCGCACGTTACAACCACGAGACTATTGCTCTGGGCTTCTCCATCACTGAAGAAGCTGTGGAAGATAACTTGTATGACAGCTTGTCAGCCCGTTACACCAAAGCCTTGGCTCGCGCTATGGCTTACACCAAGCAAGTTAAAGCTGCTTCCGTCTTGAACAACGGTTTCAGCGGTTCATACTTGGGTGGTGACGGTGTTTCTTTGTTCTCCACGGCTCACCCCTTGGTTAACGGCGGCACAAACAGCAACCGTCCATCAACAAACGCTGACTTGAACGAAACATCGTTGGAAAACGCTGTGATTCAAATCGCCGGTTGGACTGATGAGCGTGGTCTGTTGATCGCTGCTAAGCCCCGTAAGTTGATTGTTCCCCCAGCACTGATGTTCGTTGCAACTCGTTTGCTTGAGACTTCTTTGCGTGTTGGTACAACCGACAACGACATCAACGCGTTGAAAAACAACGGTTCTATCCCTGAAGGTTACACAGTTAACCACTTCTTGACAGATACGAACGGCTGGTTCTTGACCACTGATGTGCCTAACGGTTTGAAGCACTTCGAGCGTACTCCTCTGCAAAACTCCATGGATGGTGATTTTGACACTGGCAACGTCCGTTACAAGGCTCGTGAGCGTTACAGCTTCGGCTGGTCTGATCCTCTGGGTATCTTCGGTTCACCCGGTACATCCTGATATTTCTTCGGAAATATTTGAAAGGGGCCTTGTGCCCCTTTTTCTTTTGCTGTATATTGTCTTTAATCCGGGCTTTCCGGTACATCAAACAGTCCCGGCTGACGACATACCGATTGATGTACTTAACTTGTATGTAAGGACATATCATGGGATTCGCAACTCACCTTGGCCCTTGGCTCTTGGGCACAGTCAAAAACACTACTGGCACAACTGCTGGCACTATCCGCAACTTGGGCAACACCATTGTTTGCCAGAGTAAAAACGGCGTAGCGTACAACGACACCGCCGCATCTTCTGCATTCACAATCCCTGCTGGCTCATTGATTACTTCAATTCAGCTCTTGCAGACCACCACATTCACTGGTACATCCGGTGTTATCACCATTTATGCAAACGGTACAGCTATCGCCACTTGCGCGGCTATTACCGGCGGTACTGCTGGCGTGATCACTTTCACTGGCACTGCTGCTCAAATGTCTTCATGGGTTAACTCAGGTTCAACTGATGACATCATTACCTACACAATGGCAAGCAGCGGTACTTTAAGTGCTGGCGCTGGTACTTTGGTAATGGCTTACGCTGTTCGTGATTCTGATGGCTCAAGTGTTCCCGCTTCTTCTTGATAGGAGCGCAAAATGCGTGCTGTCGTACTTTCTGTTACGGGGATTAACAACTCCCCTGTCTACCCAGTAGACACCTACATCTCCCCCAGTAACATGGGGTTGGCTGTGGTTGTCTCTGGGACTATCACGTACAAAGTGCAATACACTTTTGACGATATTTTTGCGGCTGGTTACAGCCCAACAGCCGGTACAAGTACATGGTTTGACCATCCTACCTTGACTGGTTCAGCTTCGCTTAACTCCAACATTGCATACCCCGTGCGAGGCATTAGGATTAGTTCTTCTGCTGGTTCGGGCACTGCTACATTGACAATTATCCAAGCCGGTGGCGGAGGTAACGCATGAGCATTTCTACCGATATTACTGGGAGTGGTAGCGGCAATCAACTTTTGGATTTATTGGCGTTAGTCTCAAACCCAGACGCTTACAAAGCCAAAGTTGATGCACTAGAAGCGGCTACAGCAGAGAACAAAAAGTACGTGGAGGCCATTGGCCCCGCTACTGAGATTGTTGCTTTGCGTGATAAGGCTGCGGCTCAAAAGGAAGAGGCAGATGCACTGGTCGCTAAGGCCAATGCAGACGCTACAACCATTGTGGCCGATGCTAAAACGCAAGCTGCTGACATTGTTTCTACGGCTCAAACCAAGGCTAAGGATGTCACTGCCAAGGCTAAAACTGCTGAAACTAATGCCGCCGCCTCTACTGCAGCTGCTCAAAAGTTGATGGACGAAGCGGTTGCTGCACAGGATAAAGCTACAAAAGCATTGGCCGCAGCAGACACGGGGGGTTCCCCCGTGACTCCGTCCAATCCGTTGCCTGTATCAATAGATGGGTTTACGATTGCGCAGCCTGATGGTCTGCCAGTTGTTCCTGCAAACATCACAGGTAAGTTCCGCGAGTCGTTTGAGAACTTCATACCCGGCGTTAACTGGAACCTGACCACGGGCAGTGGCGACATCGTGCAGACCGACGGTAACGCCGTCTCCGCCAGCTACTTGGTCATTTCCAAAGACCCGTTGCAGACAGCCACAGAGACAATTCTGACCTACATTGGCAGTTTTCCAATGCCTATTGAGACATCGGTGGGACTGTCAATGTCTCAGCGCACACTGGGCCAAGAGCTGTCGATGGAGTTGGTGAGCACCGAGACACCGCTCCCTCCTGTTGCGGATATTGCGATTTCAAGTATTTCTCAAAACGGAACAACCTTAATTGTTACTACAACCGGGCCGCATGGCCTAGTGCCGGGCAAGCGTATTGGCATTAAGGGCGTTACAAGTGACAGTCGGATGAACTACCCATCAGTGGTAGTTTCTTACACTGTTAGCGCTACGCAGTTTTATTGCGCTGCTGGCCCCGGTGGCACTATCCCAACTCTTACTGTCGGACCTTACACAAGCCAAGGCTTTGTGTATTTACGTTCAGCGCTTGGGTACGCGCAAAACGGCATGTCGGAGATTTTTGAGAATGCAACAACAACCAATGCGTCTATTTATTTGAGATCGGCGGCGGGTGACTCGCTCCCAACAGGAACGGGTGGTGGCAATCAGTCTGTTACGGCTGGTTCAACGGCCTCGGTTCAAGCAATTGCCTCTCCGTACACCTACTCATTTTTGCCCACTACAGAATATCGTTTTATTCTGAAGTCTGACATGGCGCAGGCTCTTGATGCCAACGTTGACTCAACAAGTATGCCAGCCTCCCGAGTATTGCGCACTCAGGTTGTTCCAGATCCAACAAAACAGTACACGCTTCGCTTTCGCTTTACCAACGTGGATTCTTTGCCAATTCCCAATGGCAAGATTGTGTCGGCGGTTAAAACAGGATCTTCAGTCGCAACAATCACTACAGCCGCAGCTCACGGGTTGACAACTGGCGACTATATAACCATATACGGCATTGGTGATTCCACAAACTTTGCAAACCAAACAGCGCAAGTTCCAGTTGCCTCTGTACCGACAAGCACAACATTAACTGTGACGTTTGGAGCTTCTGTAAGTGCGACATCTGCTGGGAATATTCAAGGTATTGCAACCCCAGTCATAGGAAACGCATCAAGCACAACCACTCAATTAACGTTGGGAGGTAGCGCGTCTTGGTCTTTGGTCATTGGCGACTATGTCAATGTGTATGGTTTACGCAACAGGGCAACAGGCGCTGATCTTGGCTTTGATGGGGCTTACAAAGTTGTAGATCAAGTCACGTCCACACTTGTTTTAGAGCCTTTGACTGGTACAACTCTGCCAGCACCCCTCACTTTGACAAACACGGGCGGAGCAGTCATTCGCCGCACTGACGCACGCATCTCGTTTGTTCGCATCTATGAATACCTGCGTGAGCGTGTAGAGGTCCAAGCAAACGGCGCAAACTCTGCATCTGTTCCAGTGGCTGTTAACGGCGGAAGCGTGTCAGTGTCTGGTTCAAGTGTTGTTCCAACTAACAGCAACACTTATTCCCTGCAATCAAGCACCAACTTGGCGGCAGGTGCAACCTTTACAGGTACATCGCAAAACATTGCGTCAAGCACCACATCTGGCACTGTCTACAACACGCAACTTGTGATTGGCGTTAACCACACCGCTGGTTTGGTTCCCGGCCAGTTATACCTTGACCTTGGAACTGAGACGACTTCCACAACGCCTACGGTCTGGTACCAAGCCTTGGCTGTTGCAATCCCATCAAACGCCAACTGGCAACAGTTCAGCGTACCAATTTCAACTCGCTACTACCGCTTGCGTTTTGTCAACGGCGCAACAGCGCAGACCAATTTCCGTATATCTACTTTCTTGACATACAACGGCGGTGCGCTGTCAAACGCTTACTCGTTTCCAGTTAACCTACAGTACGCATTATCCA